TGGGCTCACCATTTTGATCCATATCTTCAAAACCTTCGATGTCGCAATACGTATGAAACTCTAACAAAGTATAAATATCATCTTCTTTGGTTTGTTTGATTCCTTCGATTTCTTGTTCCTTTTGCTCGATCTCATCTTCGCGAATTGCAGGATCTAATAATTCTACATCAGAATAGAAACCAGATAATTGTTGTTTGCGTAAATCGTTTTTAGTTATTTTAAAAATATGAACAATGGCTTCTGCATCTTCTAAAGAAGTTGCGGAGTAGGGCACTACCAAATCATCGGCAGGTATAAATTTAGAAACCGCTCGCCCTAAAAGTTCATCGTAATAAACTTTTTTGAATGTCGATCCGCTAAGGGGAAGATAGAAAAGCATCTGATCGAATTCCGGTTCATATTCTTTCATCTGGTCCATTATTTGGTAGTTCATAAAATCTTTAACACGATTGGCTTGATCTTGTTTCTCGGTGCTAATGTCACCTAAAATCTGAACACGGACTGGTCCGTCTGCTGGTAATAATTCTTTATACGCTTGTGCTTGAAATTGAGTAACTGCTTCTGCTAAAACTGGATGAGTAACTCCGCTCGCTCCTCTAAATGGTTCTGTTCGTTTTACATATTTAAATCCTAATAAATCTAATCCTTGTCTATAGGTATCTTCCCAATCTTTTCTAGACATTCTGTATTCTTCATAGTCTTCTGATAATTTAATTCCTAATCTATTTAAATCAGTCGTATCAACATAGTCTGCTAAGTTAGAAGTATGACTAACAGCAGCTGGTTCTACTTTGCTAGGATCAAAAGAAATTTCTGCTCCACCATCTTCTGTGTTTAATACTTCTATATCACTAGGAGAAGTTGGTTCTTCTGGAATTACCTGGTCTACAGGATTTTGATTCAGAAGTTCTTCTTCCATTAAAGTGTTAGGTAATGATTTGTCTATAGTTGCCATTAATTATCTCCAGCCTCTTTTGGCTAATTTAGGTTTTCCTTTTTTAACTAATCCACCTTTTCTAAATGAACCTTCTGTTTCTGTAGAAGCTTCTTCATCTAATAAAGCTCGTTTTAGTTGTTTAGTTCCTTCTACTCCTGCTCCCATTTTTGCAAATGTTTTTTTAGGACTTTTTCTTGCTGAAGCTGCAATTTTTTCGTGAATTTTATTAAGAACTTCTCCTACTTTTTTAGGTCCTTCTTTAACTGCTCTGATTGCTTTGTTAGCTAAAGATCCTTCTAAAGCTGCTGCTCCTAAACCAGCTTCCTCTAAATCATCCTGCATAGGATTAATGGATATAATGTTTTTATTTTTTTTTGCCATATTTTTTCGAGTTAATTACTTTAGCTTGTTTTTTCGGAACATTCAAGCCTTGTGGGTTAGGTCCTCGTTTAGGAGGAATCGTCGTGGTTAGTTTTTTTACCATTAATAATAGGTTCTTTCCGTTTGTGGTAAAGGCTCATCTACATAATCTTCTGGATGTGGAATGAATCCCCCTTGCCTAAATCTCATTATCGCTTGAGTCATTGAGTCGACTAAGTCGTCATTATCTCCATACGGAAATGCTGCACACTCCTCAATTACCTCTTCTGCAAATTTACTATCAGGAGCCCATACTTGACCAGATTCAAATAACGGAGCTACTGAATTTATTCTAGAATGTTTATCATTTCCTTTAGACGGTGTAAAGTTGATTACGGGTATTCCCATCTTACGCAGTTCATAGGTAAGTGGTAATCCAGAAGCTTTAGCTTCAATGACTACTGTTTCTGGTTTCCAATAATGATATTGTTCTAATGCTTTTCTTCGTAACTCAGGAAACTCTAATCGTTCTTTAAAGGCATCTAATAAAATCAAATTAGGACCGGAGTCTGCATCAGGATAAAATACTCCCCAGGTCGTAATGGCACTATAGTCGGCTGTTTCTTTTTTTAAGAACGCAGTATCATAACTTTGAATGACGTGCTGTAAGGGTGGTACATAATCCTTATCCCACACTTTCCACCATTCACGTTTAATGATGGATCCTTCTTCCGCAGTTGGATTTTGCATCCATTGCGCGTTCCACTTTCCTACACTAAGAGAAGCTTTGACTCCTTCTAATTCTTCTAGTTTCCAAAACTCTGGCCATACCGGTTTGCCAGATGGTAGTATTGCAGGAAACTCTATCACTTCCCATTTGTCTGATTTTAATTCTCTTTGAGATCTTAGTAATGCACCTGTTAAATCTTTATTGTTCCATCTCGTCATAACCAATACAATTGCTCCGCCTGGTTGCAAACGCTGACGAGGTCCTGATGTATACCATTCGTAGGCTTTCTCTAAAGCATCCGCGTTCAGCGCATCTTGTTCCGAGTGTGGGTCGTCAATAATCAACAAGTCCGCACCACGGCCCGTGATGGCCGAACCGACGCCCGCTGCATAGTATTCACCACCTTGTGCTGTTTCCCATTTGCCCGCGGCTTGACTATCTTCTCTCAAACGAGTTTGGAATATTTGTTGATACTCAGGCGAATCAATTAAGGTCTTTGCTTTCCTACCAAACCGAACAGCAAGTTCGGTAGTGTGAGTCGATTGAATAATTTTTAATTTAGGTCGTCTACCAATCATCCACGCAGGAAGTAGGAAGGATGCAAATTCTGATTTGGTATGCCTTGGTGGCATATTAATGATCAGTCGTTTAATTTTGCCATTAGCAAGATCATTAAATTTATTAGCGATTTTTTGATGATGGGATCCTTCAATAAATTCCGGCCAGCAATGTTTGACAAAAGCCATAAAGTCATCGTGGATCTTGTTTTCTTTTTTCTTTTCTTTTAGCTTGAGATACGTTTTGTAGAATTCTTTACGAACGTCTGGGGGTAGTCGTTTTATTTTATCTAGGTCAAGTTCCATTTGAAAAAATTTTTTATAAAATTTTTTTGCAAAGAGTTTTATAACATTCTTTGTTTTTTAGGGTTGTTGTATATGATTTTTTTCTAATTTGCAAAGCATATGGAAAATTTTTATAATCTATTTGGCGCGTGTGAATGTCTAAATCTTAGATTATAGACTAACATTTAGTTACATATTTTATATTTAAGGTTATAGGGGTATTGTAAATACTTCGTATTTACTTTTATATTGAGACCCCTATCGCACAACCTATGCGCGCACACGCGACGCGATAGGCAATAAAAAACCCGCCAAACGTGGAACGCGTGACGGGTTTTGTTATTTAATTTATTTTACTAATTCAATAATCATTTCTTTTTTCTTATTGAGTGTTGCCTTTTTATATAAAACATCGTCAATATAAAAATGATATGTGCGCGTTCCGTCTTCGTGCTTTTGGTGTGTCACTCTTGTTTTAACAAAGTCCCACGAATTGCGCGAAGATGTTCCAATCTTAATTCGATTAACGCCGTCATTTTTAACGCCGTATGATTTACCGCTTTTATAGATACAAGCCTCGATTTCATTCCATATTGGATAACTAAAAGCCATTTTTTATTCTCCTTTCATTAAATCATTTAAAGTTTGTAAATCGCTCCCGTCGTCGTTCAAGTCTTCACTTGATAACCCAAAACCAAAAATCTCTCGCGCGTGTGAGTTAATTTCTTTTTTTGGAATTTCATTAAAAGGCTTTTTGTATAAGTCTTCCATAAAATCTTTAAATTTAATTTCAATCATTTTTATTTTCCTTTCATTAGTTTTACTTGCCTAAAGATATAACCATTATCTAAAAGCTGTTGTCTTTTTAAACAAAAATTTCTATTAACTAATTTGTTAACAAGTTTTTTTGTTTGTCTATCGTTGCTGTACCATTGCCAACCCTTGTTGTTAGCTAAAAAAGTAAGCAATTTTTTTTGGTCTTCTTTCATTTTATTTTCCTTTCTTTGTTTATGGGAATTTATAATAAAGTTTGTTGACCTTTGCAAGTGTTATTTAACCCTTTAAGGCTCAAAGGGTACTTATAGCTTTATTGAGTGAGTAAGGGTTTCCGAATTTTTTAGAGGACTGGCCGGCCGGCTTTGCTGCCAAGCTCGGCTGACCGGGACCCAGCTGACCCGGTCAGCCGGGATAGGCTGCCTCTGTTAGTATTTTTAGAGCTGTAATTTTTTTTAGTTTGACGCGTACAGGCACAGGCGAAACAAGTTCGACTTTTTTATTTTCGTGGGACGCGAAAAGTCACAGGCGATTGAAGTAATCAATAATGGTTTCCCATTCACAACGAAGTGAGGGACAGGCGATACCCTGTTCGCGAACCGCGAATATTTCTTTTCCCTCATAAAGTTTAGGGGACAAGAGGTCGTGGTGCGTGGCTAAGATGAA